AGTACCAATTGGAAAATTATAAGTTGCATCTGTCGGAATGCTGAATGTTTTTGCTGTAGCCGCATTCATTGTAAATAAATAATTTTGATCGCCATTGCCAATTGTGTAATTGTCAGTTTTTGCGGTATAACCTAAGGTTATTTTTGGTGCGGATAAAGTCTTATTTGTCAATGTCTGTGAAGTAGTTAAATCTACAGTTGTCGCAGTATCTATTGCCAAAGTGACTGCGCCAGATGTACCGCCACCTGATAAACCTGTTCCAGCTGTTACCGCAGTTATATCTCCGACATCATTTGTTATCCAGGTATAATCTAAATCAGTATTTGAAGCCTTAGATAAGATTTGGCCAGTTGTGCCACCTTTAAGATCGACGAAAGAAGTATCGATGGCATTGCCAAGCGTACGCATAGCGGCTGCGCCATCTTTTACTAAATCGGTATCGTCAGGCGTTTCCCAGCCGAAGTTAGTTGTATTTGCCATGTTTCTCCTTTAAGACACTATTGTAGCGTCTATCCATTCCAAAGTATTGTTCAAAGTGTTCCAGGTTTCGGCTGCCCCGACGCTATCCCATCGGCTTGATTGGAGCGTGAAGGCCAATGGAGATACATTCAAAGTTAGTGAGAGCTTGTTGTAGCCAGTCCTAAAAGTCCATCCCTCGACAAAACCTTTGAAAGTCCCTGAATTCATGTTATTCGGTAGATCGATGATATTTAGCGGCAAGCCCATAAAAACATTTAAGAGCGCGTCACGATCTACATTGTCCATCTCTGGGTTGGTCAATTCGTAAGTTATCGAGTCAAAGATAGCCAAAGGATAGGCACGAATTCCAAGATAAAAGGATGCCTGGCTTTGAGCATCCGCAAGATTCTCAAGGCTAGTCTGAATGATTGCCCCTTGCTGGCCATACAATGCTATGGAAGTCGCGTCCGATGCGCTAGTCTGCTGATTATTTTTATATTGAATTGTAATCTTATTGCGAATGTCACCCAAGCGTGTAAAGGTACGAATTCCAGCCGCCAGAGCATCGTTAGCACTTAATTCGGTATATCCATTTGCGGTTAGATATTGATTGCGATGAGTTGAATCCGCGTAGCAGATTTGACCTTGAGCATTCTCATAAATATAGCCAAGACCAGAATTTGCTAGAGATGCGACCAATGAATAAACATCCGTCGATGATGAACTGCGAGCGGCCAATTCATAATCACCTGGTCGATCGATTTCTCCAAGTCCATTATTCTCAGCATTCGCCCAAGTGGTTGTTGCATTATAAGTATTCCAAGTCAAAGCTGGAGCGACGCCATTCCAGTCATCGTAAAGCAAGCCTGAGAGAATTGAATAAATCTGATCTCCATCTTGATCCTTGACCAAGACTCCATCGGTAAGCGCTTTTGGCAATTTAGATAAAGCGCCTAAAGCTGTGACCCTGAAAGATTGACTTATTGTGATTGAACCGCCAGAAGTCACTAATTGCTCAATATCGGTAATATAGCCACCAAAGATATTGACATAAGCACCAGTTGAATCTTTGACCGAAATCGTTACCTGGTCATTGACTTTAATATCGACATATTCTTCATCGAAATTAATGATCTCAAAATTGGCATAACCAGCGACAGGCTGTTGATAGATATTTGTACGACCAGAAGTAATGGTCATATTGGATAAAGTGACGGATTTGAAATCGCCACTGTTATTTACATTTAGCTTCCAGTCTGGAGTCCATTGCGTCATAGCAGTAGGTTCTCAGCCCCCAGCGCTCCACGACCATAGGAGCGATTCAAAACATCGATGATAGTGCGAGCGGTTCCCTCTGGATCGCCAGCGACACCGATATTGACTGTTATTGGATTACCAGCAGATGAGAAAACTTCTTTATAAGCTGCTATGACATTTGGATCGGTTACAGCCCCCGAAGTCCTAGCACCAGAAACCGCGCTTAAAGTATTTCCAAATAAATCTTGAGTAGCACCACCTACAGAACTTACAGCTGTGCTAACACCAGCAATAGAGGTGCTTGTTCCACCGCCGCCGAATGTTGAGCCACCTCCAGATGATCCAGGTGCAGAAGTTGAACCGACTTTTGGAACAGAAATCGTCGGAGCAGTTATTCCGCCTATGGTTGAAACATTTGGTAAAAATGGAATTGCATTATAGGCTTTAATTAAGACATTTATTGCTGATATCGCACCATTGACTACTGAAGTAATTCCAGATGCTACTTTGCCAATTACATCGATAACAAAACCAGCAACATCTGCAACGACTCTTAAACCATTGGCAAATGAAACCGCTAAAATCGGAATCACATATTTTTCAAGCAATTCTCCGAATTTTAGGAAAGATTCTTTATTTCTTTCAATAGCATCGCCGATTGGTTTGAAAATATCTAAAAATTTACCGATATTTGGAATGATTTGATCTGTAATAATCGATAAGAATCGCTCAAGAATTGGTAATAATTTGTAACCAATTCCTTCTTGGAATTCGGCGAATGCTTGTTTGAGTCGATCTATACGACCCTGATAAGTCTGTGCCGCGTCCGAAGCCGCTCCACCGAAAGACTTTGTGAGCATATCTTGAATTTCACTAAATGACTTGCCTTTGACTTCAGCGGATGAGAATCCAAGACCTAAACGGGCAAGAGCTGTAGTCTGGCCATCGTAGGCTTTACCGAGAGCATTAGCGACAGTTTCAAGTGGAATTTGACGAGCTTTTGAGATATCCAAAGCAAGACTTAATAAATCTTGAGCCTTAGTCAAATCATTGGTGCTTAAAGCCAAGCGGCCAAGAGCATTTCTCAAATCTGTGTCGGCAACGCCAGTAGCCAATTGCATCTGGCTTATAAACTTTTCGGTTTCCGCAATTTGCTTGGTAGTTGCACCAGTAGCGGCTTCGAGAGCTTGAGCCAAGCGACGCTGCGCTGCTTCATCTTCAATTGCAGCCTTTACGCCATCAACTGCTAACTTGCCAGCATAAGCAACCGCCGCAGCTGTGGCAGCGGCAAATGCAGCCGCAGCCATCTTTCCAAATTTCTCTAATTGGCCAGTAAAGCCTCCGACATCATTATCGGCTTGTTTTAATTTACGATTGAGATCATCGACATCTGCGAGAATGGAAAGTTTTAATGTTCTACTGCCAGCCATTAGCCCCACTCCTTAAGAATGCTCTCAAATGCGGTTTCCCATTTTTTAATAATCTCAGGCTGTATTTGACGCAATGTTGGATAAATGAAATATCCAGCGGAGCCACCTTTATAGCGTGGTGTGCGCTTTGGAAATTGCTTGAATCTATTTGATCCGAATTCCATGCCTGGCCATAATATTGCGGTCGTGCCACCGCCTGAAAACTTTTGAGATGCAAAACCATAAGAGAATTCGCCGATTTTAGAAGTCTTTGAAACCTTCACTCCGTCGGCAATTCTTCTAGCAGCGGTTCCAGATATGATTCTGGTTCCAGCTGCAATTTTAATCTTATCTGCGGCATATTGAGCCAAAGCATTAGATTCTTTGCGAGCCTCGATCGTGGCTTGCTCATCCATCGCTTTAAATGATTTTGCTATTGCGCGAACATCGGATTTGTCGTATGCGACTTTAACTTCCATTCTCACGCTCCTTCAAAATCTCAATTGCTGTTAATACATCCTCTGCGCTCTGCCAGTATTGCATCGGAATACCCGTCGCAATTGCTAATTGGATCAATAATCGGTTAATTGACCCTAGCTGGTGGCTTTTGGGTCATCCTCACCGACTATCACATCTGCAACAGTATCCATCCAAATTTCATAGGATTTAACTGGCTTACCAGCGGCTTCGCGCTTCATAGCGTTATACGCTAAAAACATTAGATCGCTGATTCCGATACCATCTTTGGCTTGTGCTATTGACTTGCCAAATTTGATTTCCCATTTAGCCCACTCTGGCGGAGCAGCGACATAAGTCGCTTGCTCCCCCGAGTTATATTCAATTGTTATAGGTAACTTCATGCTCTCGATTTCCTAACTCTTAGCTGAATGTTTCGCTTGGTGTTCCAACTACAGTCATTGTCCAGGTATCGGTCTGCGCTCCTGGAGCTGCGCCACCTGCTGCTGGAAATACTGGAAGGACATTGAATGCGAAAACAGCGCCAGTTGCAGCAGTTAATGAAACTGCAAGCGTGGTATTTGGTGCTGATTCTGCCGCAGCCCACATTGCTTCAAATATGGATGAAGCTGCGCCCCAGTCCTGAAGCAATTCGACTGTAAATGTCCATTGATTATCTGTGTGCTTGTATGCGCGTCCATCCAATGTCTGATAAACATCGATGGTCGGTGTATTTGCTAATACCGCGCTAGTTACTTGAGCATCGTAGCTTGCGCTAGCGATGGTTAGCGTAATATCGCGGCCTGTGATTACTGTTGTAGCCACTTAGGTCTCCTTTACGACTGCGTGTAGTGCTTACTAACGCGGATGTCTGAAACTAGCATTGTGCTAGCCCCAATTTCTGTAACTGTTGGTCGCTCGACTACCGCGACATCCCAACCTGCTGGGATTGCTTGAACTACTGAGATCACCAATTGTTCAAGATTATCCAAAGATGCTGGATTTGAATTATATGCGACAATGCAGCTCACGACGAGATTTACATTGCAACGAAAACTAGATTTTCCGATTGTGTCAAATTCTAAATAGGGAGAGTCAGGCACGATCACGACTGAAGGCGGAATTACTGCTTCGGGAACATGATTATAAACATTGGCAGCGACACCTGCTAAGGCTGTTGCTAAAACTCCACGAATATCGGCAGCAATTGTCGATGGCATTATTGAGCCAGCGTTTCAACATCCAAGTATGCGCCTAATAAACCGACGCAACGATTAAATAATGATCTACCCATTCTAAATGGTGTCGCAGCGAAATCGACTCCTTCGATCTGACCGCCTGGAGCGACTCGGCTTTGGAAGATTTCAACGGATACTGCTAAAACCGCAGATTCAACACTTGAGTTACCGACATAAGTAGCAGCTCCAGTCAATTTGGCTTTACCACTTGGAATAATGTTAATTGGGTCTAAATCTGCATTTGTAATATCACAAGAGAATGAATACGGAGTAACATCTTCATTTATTGTCCTGGTTCCATTGTAAGGCGAACCGCAGCCTGTAATTACTACCGATTGACCATCGGTAAATTCATGGATGCTTGTGGTGCGAAATGTCGCAACATTATCTGAAAGAAAAACATAATCGATTGGTGCTTCATAACTTACCAACATTGGCAGGATTGTATTCTCTGCCGCATCGACAATATCGTTCAAATAAGCATCGTTATACAGGGATGACGAAACGCCAAGTATGCTACGCAATTCGCTTGCAGTTACAATGCTTGGCATTCCGTCCCCTTCTTTCGACCTACTGCCTAGCCCCGAGAGCTAGGCTAGGCATGATTAATTAAGCCTTGTTGAATCCGAATGATCCGCCAGCTGAAAGAGTTACAGCTGAACCATATCCGTAGTATCCAACTTCAACTTGACCTGTACCAACAATGTTGGTGCGTAACTGTAGTGGAGCAGCTGATTCATACCAAACAAATGAATCACGATTTACCAAGTTAATGGTGTCATCTCCGTCTGTTCCCTGATATGGATCAACATAAATTGGAAGACCAAGAATATTTCCAACTGGTGATCCTGGCTCTACTGCGCCAAATGCGTTTGTTGGTGATCCAGCGACATTGAACAAAGGACGCTTTGAAGAATCATTGAGAGCAATCATGTTAGCCCATTGTGTTGGTGACATAACGATTCCGGTTGGGAAACGCTTTGTAGCATTGTAAATAGATGCTGCACCGCGAGAAATAAATCCAGACAATTCATCTCCGTCAAATGGAAGTGTGATTGTGGTTGAATCTAATGTTCCACCCTGAATCGCTGTTAAAGCAGCCTCATCTGTTGCCTTAGCATAAGCAGCTGACATCAAGCGAACTAATTCCTCGAAAAATGCTGGTGAAGTACGATCAAGAACTTCAACATCGAATTTCTGCATACCAGCAAACTTCTTTACTGAGCATGAAACATATTCGATTTCTACTTGAGTATCTGAGAATGCACCCTTTTCTGCTACTTCTGCAACAGTAGGAGCGGTCTTAACGCGTGGGATTTCAAAAGTCATACCAGCAGAAGGCAATACCGCTGTACGGATTGCTGAAATTGCTGGACGGATATTTGTAGTCTTTGGATCCCAGATTGTTGTTAATTGTGGTGTTGGAACCAGACCAGCAACCTCTGTGGTTGTTGTATCTGATGCTGCAGCGACATATTGACGAGAAGTATCGTCACCTAGAGCAGCACGAACTGAATGCTCTAGGTAAGTCGCTGGAGAATTGATTGGTGAGCGCAATTTTGTATGTGCTACTGGAGCAGATGCAATGATTGTAGGCTCAACCTTTGCAGCTTCTACCGCTTCTTCGGTAGGAGCTGGAGCGGTAGTGTCTGACACTTGTTCTCCTTCGATAGGTTGATCTGAATCAGCGGTTGCTGGCTCAGAATTTTCTGACTCGTCGCTTCCTGCGACTTCTGCGACTCTTGCTGAGTCGATGGCTGGCTCTGTCACTAATGAAACCTCTTGGATTCTGGCAGCCTTAATATTCATAACACCTTTGACGATTTCATAATCTTCAATGAATGCACCAACAGAAAATCCATCTCGCAAGCCTTCGGATGCTTCGAGAAGTGAATCATCTCCAGCAATTGTTCCAGCGACCTTAAATGTCGCATCAATGCCTTCATCATGAATTGAGTAAGTTAATAATTTGCCAATAGGGCGAGTGCGATCATGCTCTAAAAGCAATTTTGTGGTTTTGTTGAATTTCAATGAATCTGACGCGAAAACTGTTGGCCCAACTGAAGTATTACCTTTTTCGCCAAAGGTTACAATGCGACCTGAGATAGTCCTGGCGCTTGCGTCGGCAGCTGTAAGATTAACCGAGAAATTTAGTTTCATCGTATTAGGTCTTCTTCCTCTTGGATTTGTTCAACGCTCATCGCGCCTAATTGATTAAGGATTTGATATACCTGAGCGCGCTCCAATGCTGAACCGCGTAGGAAATCGTCTAAGTCAAAACGCGTTTCGGTATTAAGAGTAGCGAAATCTGGCATCGATAATCTTTGCTCGACTGGGATTAAGATATTTCGAACGCTGAAATCGATAAGTGCTTTACGCTCTGAAACCGCGTTGCTATATGTCATCGAAGTAGTTTCAGAAGATAAGAAATAAGCAGGGATTCCAGTAGCGCGAGCAATTTCAAGTGAAACATATTGACGCGCTTCATTTAATTGTAATTTAGTTGGATCAATACCTAAAACTTGCAAATCAATATCAGCATTTAAGAATGCTGTTGAATTTGTCTTGCGAGATTGGTTCCAGGATGATAATAATTTTGAAATTCTCTCAGCAGTTAGATTTGTACCATTTGACTTTAGTGCCATTGTTGGTACTGGAGATTGAGCAAATGCTTCCGCAGCTCTTTCCAATGCGATTGCTGCGCGAATTGTGCGACCAGCGCGAGATAATAAACCTTCATCCATTCCGTAAAATGTTATGATCGAACCAATGCCTTGAGATGGTGTTGCTTTGCCATCCAAGTTATATCCAATAACTTCTGTAGCTTGTGCGTTATATTGCGGAGTGATTCTTGATGGCTCCACGCGAGTGTAATCAGCAATTCGACCATCTGAATAAATTGCATTTACGACTGCGTATGAAACGCCATGAAATAATAAATCTTCTGCTTGCCATACTCGAACATAAGAACCGGGAACGCGTTGATCAGGTTGATTGATAACTCGAAGTGGCTCAATATGCGCCCCAGTTAATTTATTATATTGTTCTAATGGTAAAGATGCAACGACTCCGCAGATAATGTTTCTTGCGCGGGCAACAGATGGCACTGACATAGCAGTATTGCGATCAATTGTAAATAATGGTGTATTCCAATAAATATCAGGATTGTTAAGTGGCGCACTAGCAGCATCTACTGTATTTACAGGAGCAGGAGCGCGCAAAGTGAAATTATCTAAGAATCCCATTCAGGAAATTATACAATGAACTTGACAAAATGCCTAACTTATGACTATGTCGATTTCGGTGTCAGATTGTGTCGCAAATGGCGTAACCATTGCGGTAGCCACAGCTGCGGCGATTGTGGCATTTGAAACTTTACGCCCCATGATCCAACCGCCATCGCCTTGCGGTAGTTTTACCGCTGAAAGCACCTGACGGGTTAATTCTTGTTGATTGGAATGCTCTAAACGACCAGAAGCTACAGCTGAGAGCATTGCATCGCATGAATGAGCATAATCAAGCCCATCTATAGCCTCAACCTTAATTCCAGCAGGTTTTAACCGAGCAGCAACCGCGCCGGATGTTCTTGACGAATAGGCCACTAATTGCGTATTGAATTTTCTAACCCATTCCGCAATATCATTCGCCATTTGTTTATCATCAAGGGTTTTCTCATTACTCCATGTCGATAGGAGTGCCACTTTGTAATGCCCCTCGCTCCCTTGAATCTTTTGAGCTGCAACCAGCGCGGCTGCTCTTCGATCGGGAGTCAAATCTATACCCATCCAAGTATCGGCCTCTGAATCAAGTTTTGAATCGGCGTGTCCACAGGCAGCCCAAAGCATTGGATCAAAGATTGGATTGGCGGTCGTTACCCAAGTTGTTAAAACTTCCGTTCGGATTGTAGTTTCATCATCAGTTAAGACTGCTCGGATATTATCCGGATC